CACGTCTCCGAAGCAGCCTGAGAGATACTTGACCAGACCACATCGGCACAGTCAAACTCCGCCCTGGTATTGCTCTGGTCTACGGTCAGTGCCTTAGAAGCCAGTGCCTTACGGCCAGCCCCTGCAAAGCCTCCCGTGTAGCCAGTAGATGTTACCTCAACCCCGTCCCCGCCGGTCACGTCACCGATGTACTCATAGGTTAAAACATCGTCATCGGTTTCAAGCGCCAAAATCTTGACAGCAGCGTCATTGATTAGGTCAATTTCGCCTGTCGCCCCCGCCCAACATCTCAAAATTCCTGTGTTGTACCATGCATCTGCCATGTTAAGCCTCCTTTATTTGACTTAGTCCCGCCATTACTCGGCGGTTGTACTCTGGATTGTCAGGCCAGATTAAATCTTCTCTTGTCGTTTCGCCTATGAACATCCCGTTATAAATCGGGTATCCCAGACCAATAAAGTCCTTTATATGCTCGTGAGCTAAGACCTCCATATTCCCCCGCTTGTCGGCCTTGTACTCCGTGTTGTAGCCGTTCACCGCCAACTTTCTAAGCTGTATCTTCCCGACCGGCATCTTAGGTCTGTAGTAGAACTTCCCGGGCTGATTCGGTAACGGCCTCATCTGGCCGAACCAGGTGTTAAAAAGCATAAATCTACCTCCTATTATTTTTTGAAAAATATTATCCTGTTGGGTACTCTCTTGAAACTCTCGGTGCCGAAGGAATCTTATCCAGCCCTTCTTTGAATAAGGCCAGCTGGTTGAGCCCCCAGGCCTGCATAGCGGACGGTGTTCCGGTGCCGCCCACGTTGATTGAATCTATCAGCTTCCGGGATTTGGCCACCGCCGCCCTACCTGAAACCCCTTGAACTAACAATCTCTCGTGCTGCGAGCCCAGGGTAGATGAGTTCTCTGTTAGCTCATGAGCCTTCTCACAATAGACGAGGGCAACCCTCTCTCTGTATTGGCTGGCGTTCTCACCATCTACACACGCATCACGGGCTTTAACGGTTTCCTCAAGAGTCAAGGATGACACGCTTTCTATGGAAAGTACCCGATACCACTTTTTACCGCTTGAGGGCTTGATGAAATAACCCGCCGCAAGTTCGCCTGTAAAGTCAATCGAACCACCAGTACCAGTCACGGTAGCACTTGCTGCTGTAAATGTGAGTATGCCCGTAATAACGCCCGCAGACCCAACTTTAGTAGGAGCTGAATCTACCCTCACTTCTATAGTCTCGCTGTCCAGATAATCAAAGTTCCGATAATTTCTGGGGCTGGAGGGTTTTTCCCCTACCGGATATTCCACCTGTCGAACTTTAATTAAGTCCGTTATTCCGCTTATATCCAATAGTGTCGAGTCGGCAGCTAGTATAATTGGCTCTACACTCTTATAAGGGGACTTGGCCGATATTTCCTGAAGGCAGTCCTGAATATAGATGTCCAGCTCATCATCCTTGAACTCTAAATCCTCGCCGGAAACAAATTCGTCACGAAGTACCTGGCGGGTTCTCCCTCTGATTGTTGAAAGTTTCATAGCTTACCTACCTTCGGCCTCGCCCTGTCTTACGGGGTGTTTTGCATCCACCCCTACCCTTGTTTGCTCTAACTCCCCCTCCGGAGCCGTCTCTTTTTGGTACGCCTTTAGCCATAATTACTCCTTAACTGGTTCCTCACAGTAATGCTTCAGGGTCTCAATAGAGTTTTCCTCGGCTATCTTTGCCGCTTCTGCGCTGTAGCTGGCCTTCGTCTCCCCCTGCTTAATTGACAGGGCTATGCAAAAAAGTTTTCTCTGAGACTCACTGACACTAGGCATTTGTTTTTCCCTCCCTATTTGGCCTTTTTACGTGGCTTTGGTTCACTATCTGGTTCAATTGGTGGAATTTTGGAAGCACAGGCCGTGCAAGTGGGGACACTCTTAACTAGCCGGTGAGTCATAGTTCCGCACACTACGCAGGGTCTTGCTACCTCTGCGATCGTAATTCCTTTAAGCATAGTTACCTCCTTTCACCAGCAAATGATACCGTGACCCGCTTTAGTGAGGGCGTGTTTTAATTTCACTTCTCTGTGTTCGGGGTCGATATGAAATTCTTGGGCGTTAGGGGTGCAGAAGATAATAGCCCCGTGTTTGGCTACTCTCTTGGCCTCATTGACAACTTTCAAAGGGTTGTCGACGTGCTCCAGAACATCGCAGCACCAGGCAAAGCCAAATGTTTTATCACGGAACTTGAGATTATGGGCGTCCATCTCTATAACCCCATCCCCACCCTGAATATCAATGCCGGTATATTCGCCCAGCTTCTCTAAGGATGGTTTCCAGGGGGCTTTCGGCCCGCAGCCTATATCAATCACCTTCTCCGGCTTACAGGACGAAGGGATAAGGAACTGTCGGTAATCCTTTGCTATCGCCTTCCCCCAGTTCTGAGGTAGCCATTTCCTGTCACTGTGATGTTTCTCGGTTGCCAAACCGATTAAGCCCTCTATTTCCGAGAGCGTGGGCTTCCAATATTTCTCCATTACCACGCCACAGTCATACTCAAGAGCCTTGTCCCTGGCCGCTATCTTGCGCTCCGCCAACTTGCCTGACTTCTTTTCTTTATAGGCTTCCTCAAGATATTGCACAATCTCATCAGGATTAGCGGCACCCTCCCAGGAGGATTGCTCGTCCCATTCAGGGCGCATATCTTTTAGTACCCAGCCTCCACCGCATAATTCAGGCTGAGCCGTATTATTCGAAACAATCACCGGCACACCGCAGGCCTGAGCCTCAATAATTGGTACACCAAACCCCTCCCCCTTAGATGGCTGGAGGTAAACGTCCAAGCTGTTGTACATATTCGCCATTGTCTGCTCGGAGATACCCTCAACCTTCATCTCTGTTATCGAGGGGAAAAAGGTAATATCCTGAATCATCAGGTTTTCCCGCAACGCCTGGAGGTCACGGCCTCTAGCTTCTATCGGGTCGGTGTGGCAGTACATCACGACATCATCGTGTGACCGGCGGAACTTCTGGAGAGCCAGGAACATAGCCGTCCAGTTCTTACGTTCCCGAACATTCGTTCCAACCGAGCCGATGACGAACTTATCAGTCCAGCCGAGGTGTTCCCTATGGGCTTTCCTGACCTCAGCATCAGGTTTGAAAATATTACAATCAATCATGTGGGGAACGTAGAAGCTGTCTATCCCCAGCCTGTCCATTTCCTTCTTGCCGTATTGAGACATGGCTATGGGTTTATAGATTCCTTCATGGGTACTTAGGACTTGATGGACATTGGGAGGCATAGGCTCATGGTCGATGGGCGTCCAGGGGAACCACTTTAATAGTCCCGGTGTGTTGGGCATATCTTTCAACACCCAAGTATCAACGAGGGTAATGATAATATCGGCTTTGAAATGCTGATAAACTCTTTCAACATACCTTACCCCGTAATCTTCGTGATTGTTCGGGTAGATAGGCATGCCGTTCCACATAATCTTGCTGCCGCCCAGCCCGTAATAGGCAAAGATGGCAGGCTCATGCCCCATCTCTTTGAGCAAGAGAGCCAGTTGGCCTATCTGAATGCCGTATCCGGTGTTACAAAAAGGCGAGTTTCCGGTTAAGAGAATCCGCATAATCCTACCTTTCGGGGAGGGAGGGGGATTAGCCCCTCCCTCCGGTATTATCAGTCGATGAGCTTGGCAGCCAATTCCTTGTCCAGTGTCTTGACGCCGAACAGCATATCAACGGACATTTTGTTGACCTTGCTGGACGTGTCACCGTCAAAGGCTACACGGCATGAGACGCCCTTGTAGTTCTCAACGCTACAGGAAATGCCGCCCAGGTAAGGCTCCAACGGCCTGCTCACAAAGGCAAAGGCGTTTTTGTGGAAGGCCAGATTAGACTTAAACCCGGAAGCGTTGGCAGCATTGAAGGTAACTACTGCGGTATCTGCTATGTCAACATCAAAGGGCGGGGTAAAGGTAATCGTGGTGACTGTAGAGCCTACAGTACCGCCGGTTACGATGAGGTAGCCCTTGTCGCTTCCTGCAACCTTGAAAACATCGCCAGCGGCGACAATCTCAGTGTTGGTTAGCGCGGCGACAGTCGCAGCCGTAGCACCAGCCGAAGCCGCCCCGCTCATGGCACCAGCGGTGTCCACTATGCTGCTGGACTGTGCCGGTACGTTCTGGTCCATGTAGTAGTCAGCGCCGAGGATACGCCCGATTGCGTATTCATTGATGGTCAGGGGTTTGCCACGCTTGTCGGCATGGAGAACCGCATCGAGAGCCGCAAACTTGGCGTAGGACACCGGATGCAGGACAACACGCCGGTCAGTGGGCGGAGTCTTCTGGAGGTCGAGCTGCGCGTTGAGGTTGGCAAGGTCGCTCACGACGGGGGTGCCGGTAACTGCCGTATGACCCGCGACAGTTTTATAGACCTCCTGGAATATCTGGTTGTCCACATTCTGAGCGTGTGCCCTCATCATCGGCGCTAAGATTTGCTCGGAAAAGCTCACGATATCAAGGGTAAGCTGTGCCGATGTGATTTCGGCGGAGATATCGTAGAACTTATCCAGCACCACCTGGACGCTTGACTCGGTGATGTTCTGGGCAGCCACAGTAGTAGAAAAGGCAGTGGCCTCAAAGGTGGCGGGTTTCCGGATGGTTACGGTTGCCCCCACCTTGCCGAACTCTTTTGAGTAGTCCCGGTGGACAAGGTTAGCCATGACAAGGTTGTTTTCCAGCGCCAGTAGCGCTTCTTTTGCTATGACGCTGGGGGTGAGTAAAGTGTTAGCCATATTTTTTGTCCTCCTGTTTTAGAGTATTGTTGGGTCTTGCTCCTTCCGGCGGGCGGCGTAATCGTCCATAGACATCTTGTCTACCTGCTCCACCGTAAAAGCACCTGTGCCCCCCTTCGTCGTATTAGGGTCAGGCTTTAGCGGGGCCGTAGCCCCGGCCGGTTTCAGCCTCTTGGCCGCTGCCTTGATTTGCTCCTGTGTAGTAAGGCCGAGCTCTGTGACGGTATCCTTGAGGTCGCTGGGGTCTATCTTGGCTTCTTTGGCGATGTCAAAGATGAGGATTTCCTTCTTCGTTTCCTGGGCGGCTTCGAGTTCGGCGGCGTGCTCCGCCTTTTCCTTTTCAAAGGCAGCTACCTTGTTTGCCAGTTCCCTGTTCGCCGCCTTGATATCAAACTTCGCCTTTATCTTCGCCTTTTCCTCATCGGTTTCGGCCCCGGCAAGCTCCTTGTCCTCAGCCTCTTTTTCCTTCTGAGCAATCTTTTCTTCCCTGGCCTGAAGTGCCTGCTTCTCGGTTTCAATGGCTTGCGCCTTTGCTTCGAGTTGCTTGGCAGTCCGGCCGGCAGCAGCCAACTTGTCGCTGATTTCCTTGTTGGCCTGTTCCCTGGTAAGAGTTTCGGGTTCGTTTTCTTTTTCTTTCGAAGTACTCCCCTTGTCCTCACCAGAAGGATTGTCCTGGTTTAGGTCCTTGGTTTCGTCCAGCATGATTTCCTCCTTAATAGAAAAAGCACGCTAGTAAGATTTAGCGTGCTTTAGTAAACCTGAAAAATGTTTAGCTTATCTCATAGTTACAACCCCTCAATCCAGTCTTTAATCCGCCTCGCCTCCTCCGCCTCCTCCCACTTTGTCTTAGGGGCTTCCGTGTCACCCCTGCCCTCTACGGGCTTATACCCGAACTTGAGTACCAGCCAGGCATCCAGTTCGGGATGCTGTGCCCTGAAGTCTGTCCGTGGGTTGCCTGAAGGTAAGCCTTGATACGTCTTGTAAAGCTCAAATACTTTTCTGGAAGGGACTTTGCTTAAGTCTCTCGGCTCAGTCCATATCCCCAGGTCGAGCATAGCCTGGTTAAAGTCGGGGTGGTCTATTAAATACCAGTCATCCTCATACCAGAGACTATACTCGTAATCCTCTGGCTTCTTTATCTCATACCAGTCTACATAGGCATCAAGCAAGCCCTCTGAGAAACCCTTTTCCAGCGCCTCTCTTTTGCGCCTGTCCTGGCGGTATTGAGGATTGCTCTCAAGTAACCCCGCTCTGTACTTAGCCCTCTCATCTTGGTCGGAGATATAGAAGTCGGAGTCACGGTCTGAGACACCTTCATATTTAGCATCCTGTTCAACCCAGTCCTCCCAGAGGGAACGCCACTTTACGTCTGGTACTTTGGTGAAGTCTCTCTCCTCCAGCTGGTCTAGCTTCACCATCTCGTTGTAAAAGTCCTGATTATCCATCAAGAACCAGTCATCCAGGTAGCCTTTTCTTGGTGTTTTATACCAATCAACATAGGTGTCTATTAGATTTTCTGACAATCCAGCAGAGTAGGCATCCCGCCGGCGCCGGTCATCGGCATACTCCGGGTTGTCGGTAAGTAATTTCTCCCTAGCCTTCACACTCTCTTCATCGTCCTTGAGATAATTGGGAGAGTCCTTATCCGAATAGCCGGCATAAAGCTCGTCCATATCCCGCCACTTTACCGAGATTTCAAGGGACTCAACCGGCGTGTCTATCGGCTCACGGCCCAGCCATTCTCTCAAGGTGTCATCTTCCAGTAATAATAATTTGACCTCGGCGCTGTTGTAGCCGTATTCCTGGCCGGACTCGTTGTACTTAAAGTAATTCTCAACCGAGCCTTCAGGGGGTAGGGTAAATTCCGGCAGGGCGCTATCGGGAATATCTAAGTCAGTGAGCAGCTTCTTGGTAGCGTTATATGCATCCATACTCAGGACTTTGGCCTGGCCGATTACTGCCAGATAAGCGTTAGCATCAGGGTGTGATTTAAGCCACTCATCTCTGGGGTTTGCCTTCAGTTCGGGGTGTCCCTGCAAGAAGGCGTCTTTATCATCAGCGTCTAGATACTGGACGAGCAATTCATACTGCTGCCTGGTTACGTTGCCGAGATACGCTTTGGGGTAGAGCTGGTCGAACTCCCGGAGGTCGCTTAAATTATCTATCTGCTGACGGGCCTGCCACTGTTTATAATACTGGACAATGGTATCCTCGTTCTCCGTATCGGTGTTTATCTTATAGAGTGGAATGT